GGCATGCCACCTTTTCTTCCGCCAAGAACGTCTTTTCCTTTCAGATCATCCCATGAAAAATCCGGCATTTCTTCACGTGCGACCAGAAAGTTTCCGGCGCGTTGCGTAAGCTGTGCGAAGTTTTTGATGACATCATTTGCACCCTCCTGGTAAGTATAAATCGAAGATTCACTTCCCATAAAGCCAATATCTGCCTCACCGGAGAGGACGGCGGTCATAACTTTATCCGCCCCAAATGGAGTTAACCAGTTAGTACAAGACGCTATAAGAAATCAACAGAGTCAACAGTATGATCAGGATTCAGGTGAATCTCTCGGATAATAGAATGCCAGAAGGCTCTGCGGTTTTCTGTGGTTAAATTGTAGTACATTGTTCTAAAATCTGTATTCAGCAGATCTTCCAGATAAGCATAATCAGGTTCTAATTCCGGAGCCGCAATTAACAATTCATTCAGTTCGGTTTCAATCCGATCATATTCTTTGCTGTAATAATCCCATTCGATTCTTCCTTTCTGGAAGAGTAGATTTAATCGTTCTAATTCTTTCTGGAGCTTTTCCGGAGTCTGAACTTTCTTCTTTTTTTCTTGTTCCTTTTCAATTTTTTCACATTTTATTTTAAATTTATTGTATTCGTATTCCAGATGATCAATCAGGTATCGTTCTATAAGATTCTGACTAACCATATGCCTGTAAGAACATTTATGATCGATGAAAGCTTTATTGCATCGGTAATAGCAGTATACTTTTTTTGCACCGGTTTTCCTGTTGATAATGGACGAACCGCCTCTTGCGCTAAGCCTGCGCCCACAGATCGGACAATTTATCATGCCACTGAAAAGATAAATCCGGCCAGAAGGAGCACGCTTAACATTTGCGTTCTGTATTTCCTGCAGATTGTTCCATTCAGATTCTGTCAGGTAAGCAGGGCAGTATGGAATCCCACGATAGGTTCCTTTGTAAAATTCACTCGACAGCAGTGTTCGCATATTCGCCCATGTAAAATCCGGATCATAATTTTCCTGAATATAGCGCATGGAAAGCCCTTTTGCATGGTGCTTAAAGAAAAAACGATAAAAGGCATTTACAGTGTCTTCCCGATCTGGATCTTTTACCATGCGTTTTACTCCATCAATGATTCCAGATTTGTAGCCGTACCCCATATTCACATCACCGAAGATCAGTTTTCCCTGCCGGATAGATGCTTCATTTACGAATTTGATACGTTCGCTGGTAGTATCCACTTCATTCTGGCCAATAGACAGGACTACATTCAGCTGCAGTCGACCGTCTCTAGTTTCCATATTGATTCCGGGTTCACTGGTGCTGATCCATCGGACGTTATTATCGTCCAAGACTTCCTGTACCTTGTAAAAATCAGACAGGTTACGGAACCATCTGTCAATCCGCCAGAAGATGATCACATCAATTTTTCCGGCTTTTACGTCCTCAAGCAGGGAATGGATAGCTTTTCTCTTTTTTAATTCTTTACGGGCAGTTTTACCCTCGTCAGCATAAACTCCAGCAACGGTCATATTATGTTCTTTGGCGTAATTGGTCAGGTACTGTTTTTGTGCTTCCAGGGATTTACCGTGCATCATCTGTTCAGCGGTAGACACACGGATGTAAATGGCACAGCGTTCAATTTTACTTGGCATATTATATCACCTTTCTCTTCAATATACGTAAAAATGAGTATAAAAATAACAGCCAGCAGAAGAACATGAGTTCTGCTTGCGGTGGCTGCCCGAAGATGATACACTATATTTTGAACGTACTGGTGTATCCTTCGGGGCATTAGTCTTGAGCCGTTCCTGTTGGCGCAGGAGCGGTTTTATTTTGAAAAAATGTTTATATAACGTAAAAGACCTCGCATTTCTACGAGGTCTTTCAATAAATACGGCTCGCCAGATGACTGGGAGCATTGTCTTGTATACTGCCGGTTAACGGCTTTGTTTTAGCTTATTTATTATATACCTCATTATATTTTTCTATTTGTAAAGTTAGAAATAATTTCCTGATCTATGCGATCAAGCTTTTCGTTGGAAAGCTTTACATTGCTTAAAATATCGAAATTAGTTTTCGGATCATAAATTCGTATTTTGCTGATGGTTGTGATTTGTCCAACTAAAGCAATACTACCAAGTTTTGCTTTATTGATTTCGTTTCTCATTCTTTTTAATAACAATAAATCCCTTGCACAATCCTCTAAATCCTTTTGGAATTTATGCATGTCTTCTGGATGAGTTTTGTAAGTGGCGTCAACTTCTTTCTTGAGGTCAAAGACTTTCTTTTCCAGAGGTCTTTGAATATAAGTAATTTTGGAAACTAACCCTGTGTATAGTTCGTTACCTAAATAGATACAACCTTTATGAAGATGATCTACATCAGATTTCTTCTTAACAGAGGTAAGCGGAACAACAGTTATTACAGGGGAGTTCTTTGAATTATTTTTTTCGACAACAACGCAATAGTGCAACCCACCTTCTTCGCTACCAATATTATAACCAAGATGGACTTTTATGATTTCACCTCGTTTGTATCTTCTTAAACTGGATGGGGAAAAACGAGATTCAAAATCGAGAAAAGTAGACCAATCTTCAAGCCAATAACTTAATTTGTCAGCTTTTCCACTGGTTTTAGAATCTGGACTATTGATCAAAGAGTCGATATAGTGTTCCATTTTTGCCAAAGCCTTTTCTTTATGTCGTTTAAGCTCTTCTTTTGTTAAATTACGTCCCATATATTCACCTCATTTCTTTTGGAAACAAAAATGTAATTGTTTATATAGTTACGATTAGTTCTCTTGCGTGGCTGCTCCGAAGATGATACAATATTATTTGGAAATTGGGTATCTCTTCGGAGTACTTAATAGAGAAACATATTGGTGTATGTTTCATCGCTCGACCGTTCCTGTTGGCGCAGGAGCGGTTCTTTTATTTATTCTGTCTGCTCAAGGGTTATAGTTTTTGTTATTCCAGAAACTGTTACCTGATAGGTAATCTGCTTGCTTGAATCGGAATAAGAAAACTCTTTTGTATCGTCCAGAGAGGCGAGAAGAGCGGAATCGGTTGCTTCTTTGTCTCTGGTAGATGTCCAAGTATATTCTTCAGAATATTCTGTAGGAGCAGTATAGGTTCCAACCCAGTAAACAGCAGTTGTATTCCCCTCATCCATAATCCAGTTTATTGTGATGGTATCCTCAGTAATATCTGCCTGCATCCAAGTACCGTCATCGTCTTTATATTCCCATTTTCCAGTCAGCACGACAGGTTCTTTGACTTCTTCCTTTGCTTCCTCTTTTGGAGTTTCGGCAGATGCTTCTGTCTTCTTGGATGATTCTTTTGTTCCTTTTGATGAATCGGAGCTATTGCCACAGGCTGTAAACGACAGTGCCATGCTTCCGATCAGAATCAATGCTACAAGTTTCTTTTTCATAATTTTCCTCCTCATAAAAAGTGTTTCTATATAATCGCATATGCGGTTATACCAATTTCATCACCGACAACTGCGGTATAAAATACACCACATAATTATCTACCCGCTTACAAATCCCGTATTTATTCCGGTAACATTCAATACATTCTTCCAGAAATTCTTCTGTCACTTCTAGGTATTCTGCAATCTCATATCTGCTCTGGCATCCATGCTCGTAGGCATTTACAAGTCCGATCAGCCCGATCAGGCGGTTATACCCATGCAGTCGAGCTTGACGTTCCTGTTTCCGGTTGACAGCAGATGTCATATCGAGGATATTTCCGACAGATGTTTCGTGGTGCCCGAGTTCTTCAGCTAAAGCACAGGTCTTTTCTGGAATGGTCATGTCTTCTCGGATGGCAATCTTGTTTCCCTTAATTCTTCCGTCACTTCCTTGGAGGGGCTTTTCCTTTACCAGCATTCCATCATTGTAGGCATTGTCTAAAAGTATTTCGTAAGGATTCAACCTAACACCTCCCTAGAAATTTTTATCATCCATAATATCATCATCGTGCTGGTTCATTTTGTCAGTTACTTCTATATCTGTACGTCCATGAGCTGCTTGGACAGTAAGGTCTTCTTCCATTTGCTGGTTCACAAGCAGATTTTTTGAATAGGTAAGGACTCTTTTCTGATTCGGAGAAGAGAGTTTTTCGTATATATCAAGTAGTTCTTTATGCTCTCCGTGAAATTTATACACATTA